GTTTCCAAAAACACACGGGACTGGTTTCTACGATGTTTGGAGACGTGTATTTGCGGAGCCCGGCGACCCAAATAGGATCACCGATGTAAATCAAATTCTTAAGATGGTTGACGAGAAAAATTATTTGTCGGTGACGGGGGCGAAGGAACTTGCCGCCCAACTGCTGTCTAAAAAGACTCCAGAGGGGCAAGCCGACTCCGAGATGTATGACCAACTGTTTAAGGCGGCGAGAGCGCGGCTGACCTATACAGGCCTAGAATCGCTCGGAGTAAAAGATGACCAAGGGGACGCGCTTCACCTGCGGTTTATGCAGCAGGCATTGCCCATGATAGTACAATTAAAGAAAGATGGAATGCCGATGGCACAGATAACCGACCTCGAGAAGGGACCGCTTAAGCCGATGCTTGATAAGCTGGTTCGAGATCCGGCGGTTATCTTTCAGCAATACATTACACGGATGCAGCAGCTTCAACTGGGTATCAATCCAGCGACTGGACAAAAAGCACCTGTCCCTGGCGCTATTATTAAGTACGACAAAAGCGGCAATCCGGTACCTACAGCCCCCGTCCCCGGGGCAGCACCGGCTCCTCTAGCCCCGCCTCTGAGGTAATTTTATGCCTATTACTGCCATAAGCGGGGACGGCGTTAGGCACGAATTTGAGGATGGCACGCCTCAGAACGCGATTGATTTTGCGATAAAACGCTATACCACCAACAACATTCCCCAAGATCAAGTTCAAGCCGGTCCGCAGTACGACAGCTTTTGGACGACCCATCCCGCGGGTCGAGTCCTTGACGCGTTCAACATGGGCGCAAAACATAACTGGGGTAAATCCAACACGGCGCAGGATTCAGAATTTACGAAGATGATGCAAGGCGCTGGTTTCTTTCCCACCTATGAGGAGCACGATCTCAACATTGCGAAGTCGTTTAACCAGGCCATTATGCGCCCAGTAGCGCAGGGATTACAAACGCTGTTCTATGGAATACCTGCGGTAATTGGTGGAACAGCACAGGGTATTAAGCAGTTTGGAGTGGAGACTGGAACGGAGGCGGTGGCGGGACCGATCGCGGCGATCCCTGAGGTGTTACCGGCACTTATTGGAATGACTCCCGGTCCACCGGGAGCGGTTGGCGCGGCGTTTGCAAGACTATTTGCTCCCAAGCCGACACTTCCTGCTGTACTTGCTGAGGCTCGGGGTGCCCGGGTAATTGGAGAGGGCGAAGCGGGGTGGCTGGGGGCGCGAGCACCGGAGTTCACAGGTCCTCGGCAACTCGAGTTGCCGTTGCCAGGGTTTCGACAAGCTGCGCCGGGCGAGTCGGCCATTATTGAGGCTCCTCGAGGGGTAGCCCGAACTGAGCCGCCGGTTGTGCCAGGCGAACCTTTGGTGCGGCAATCACCCCTCGTCAATGAACAGGGCGCATTCCTGACGGAGCGGATCAATACGGTTGAGGATGTACATCGTGCGTGGCAAGAGGGAGTTAATAAAGAGCAAGTTGGAGTGAAGCCGACGGTTGGAGAACTGCTTGATCTGTCGGAAGCGTTGGGGGTCAAACCCGCAAATATAACTGCAATGACTTCGCGGGGCGAGGTCGAGTCGGCGACGCGGCTTCTGACCCAATCAGCCTCGGAGGTCAAAGCTGCGGCAGACGCAGTGCCGATGGGTCGTGTGGCCGTCGGCACTAATGAGATCGCCCGGTTCCTCGCCGCTAAGGAGAAACACGACCTGATTGTTGAAGGGTTGCTGACCGAGCGTATACAACTGTCTGATGGAATTAAGGCCGAGTTAGAAGCGCGGGGATTTAAGGCCGCCGAAATCGAGACGATGAGCCTTGATGACGCCCATCTGGCGATGCGCCTCCCGAACAAGGTAGAAGTGGCAGCGCTGGAAGCGGAAATTGCTACTGTAACTGCGGAGCTTGGGAAGGCTCGTGCGCAGGTGACAGCCGCCGGAATTGAAAATGTACTTGACGCTGTGATCGCAGTTGAGCAGCTTGAAGCTCGATTGGCTGCGCTCAACGCGCGAGCAGCTGCGCCCCCGCCGACACCTCCAACAGGTGCGACGGCTGGGGTAGCAGGTGGAGCACCGCCCCCAGCGGCAGCCACGGGCGGTGCCGTCCCCCCACCACCTATACCACCTGCGGGTGGTGGGGGGCAACCACCTCCACCACCGCCACCTGGAGGAGGTGGCGGGCAACCACCCCTGCCTGGATTGCCACCGGGGGCAACGCCACAACAGGCGGGTAATGTGGCGCGGGGTGCGGCAAACCTGCAAACGCCGGCGCAGGTCTCGAGGTATATGGGCGACAGCCGAGTTTTCACCTACGCATATGAGCTGTTCATAAACAATATTTTGTCTGGAGTTGGCACACAAACCACCTATCTTGTGCAACAGGCTATTATGCCCATTGTGCATTCGATTGAGGTAGCTGCTGGCGCAATGGTGGGGGCGGGTATGCGTGCCTTTGGTGCGCAGGGTGGTCTACGGATGGGAGAGGTTGGAGCCGGGTTGTATGCGCTGCGGAAGGGAAGTCAGGATGGGGTTATTGCGGCATGGGAAGCTGCAAAGACAGGGATGCCGCTTGTACTTCAGGGACAAACATCGCAGACTTGGTTACACCAGTATGGGGCACGGGCTATACCTGGTCCGCTTGGTGCAGTCATAAACTTGCCGGGGCGGGTTGGATTCACTATACCAGATGCGTTCTTTCGCTCTGTTGGAATGGCACAGGGTCGCGCTGAGGTCGCGTATCGGACGGCGTATGATGAGGGTTTTCGACCTGGAACTCCTGCGTTTGCACAGCGGGTTGCCTACTGGGAGGCTAATCCGACGACGGCCATGCTGAATGAAGCACGGGAAGGCGCTAATGCTCGGGCACTGATGGGCGAGGCTGGCCCGATGACGCGGTTTTTTACTGCGGCATTAGATCAGCCAATTCTTGAGGGTACACCTATTGGTGGGAGATGGGGCCGGTTTATTGCCCCCTTCATTCATATTGGGAGCGCCATATGGAAGGAGGGCGCACTTGAGCGTACCCCGGTGGGATTGCTTAGTCCGTCTATCCGAGCGAATCTATCAGGGCGAAACGGGGCGGCAGCGCAGCAAGCACAGATTGGACGAATGGCGCTTACAAGTGCGGTACTAACCGCACTCGCAACTGAGTTTGATAACGAGACTCTGACAGGTCCGGGGCCGCAAACACCGGAGGGCCGTGAAACATGGCGCGCACTCGGTAAGCAGCCCTTCTCAATTAAGATCGGAAATGCGTATTACTCATACGAGGCGCTTGGACCGTTTGCAATACAGCTGGGAATGATCGGTGGGGCATTCGAGGCATATGACTATCTGGAGAAGGGCGAGCGAGAGAAGATGTGGACCTCGATATTCGCCTCAATCCATGACGGGCTCATCAACGATACTTGGTTGCGGGGGCCGGCCGATCTAATCAAGACGATCAAGGAACCACACCGTTATGGAGATACATATACAAGCCGACAGCTCACATCTTTTATTCCATACTCATCAGCCCTGCGGTGGTGGGAACAGCAGGTCGATCCATATCAGCGTGAAGTCTATAACCTGTGGGACCGGGTTAAGAGTGGAATACCTTATGCGTCGGAGACGCTGCATCCCAAGATTGGTTGGGATGGTGAGCCAATCCCCACCCGGGAGTCAACGCCCCCTGGCCTCGCCATTTACAGGCGAGACGTGACAAATGACCCAGTGGCAAATGCGCTTGCGCGGGTCGGAATGTCTGTGCCCTCGGCGAAGCCCGAGATTCACGGGGTGAAGCTGACCCCGCAACAGTGGGAGGACTACGCCCGGATTACGGGGCGTATGACTAAGTTTTCGCTCCAGGCGTTGGTTACTGCGCCGGGGTTCGATAATATAAACCCAGGGCTTCAACGACAAATGATACAAAAGCAGATAGACGCGGTACATAAGATGACGTCCGCACAAATACAGGGACAAAACCCACAAATAATTATCGAGGCACTCAAAGGAAAGCTTAACGAACTTATGAGTAACACTGCGACCAAACCGCAGCGGCCATTTATGCAGCCCGAGTCAATTCCGAGCCGGGCACTTGGCCGATGATCGCCGATGACTACAAAGAGATACGCCGACGCCGCGATGAACTGGCTCACTGGGCGGTACAGCTGCCATTACCACCGTGCCAAAGGTGCGGTATGGATTGGTGCGGCTATGAGTGTGCACAAAAACCTGAGAAGGTGCCCGTCGCGGCCGGTAGGAGTAATGCGTAAGCACCCGGCCCACGGGCTGACGGGGTTATTCGGCTCTCACCCAGGTCACTCGCCGTCTGGACCTGCCCGGGCGTCAGTTACACTGCCCGAGATCTCGGTAATCAAGTTCGTCATGAGAAGGGTTTCTTTTGCGTGGGTGCGTAAGTCCGAGTGATCTCATCCCAGACCAAGAACTTACTGCGGACCATCAACTCCAAAATTCGCATGACATTGTGGCTTGGAGTCTTCTCGGCGACAAAGCCGACCACGCGATGCTCCTGAAGTGGCTTGCGCTCTTTCATTGCGATAGTGTAGATGAAGTGCCACGTCTCCTCGATGACATTTTGGTCGCCCCCCGACTTCATCGCCCGGAAGATGTCCGGCATAAAAAATTCGGCCTCGATGAGCCAGTCGAGAGCGGTTTGAAAGTCACCCACCTCGATTTCCATCTTGAAGTTGCCGCGGGAAAGCGCGGCAACTATGCACAGCTTTAGCAGGTGTTCGGTTCGTCGGGCACAGTACGAAGAAAGTTTAGGGTGCTCGGGGACCGGAGGCCCCCCGGCAAAGTGCCACGCCTTAATAGCCTCCACAGCTGCCTCTGTAAATTCAAGTTTTCCGTAGTACTCTGCAATAATTTTGAGGTCATCCACAAGATCTCTCGATAGTTTTGGAGTTCCTGTTGGGTCATCGAAGATGTTTTTAGGTTCGGAATTACCTGCATAAACGAATATAGTCCGCGAGGTAAATCCCTGTTGCCAAGCGCCTTCTGGTAAGAATCCATTGAGATAAGAAGGCGTTGTCGCTGCAAGTAAATTGATTTGAGCGTTCGGAATCTTAATGTCGATACCCTTGGTCCGTCGCCGTTGGGTGTAGAGCCCGCAGTCATATAGATCACACAAGCTGCTCATAAATTCAGAGTCATACGAAGGAAGGAGGACGCCAAGTTCGCGGGATACTACGTAGAGGGAATTGAACTCGACATAGCTTGGGTCCGACATCGGCATCACTATGCGGCGGGTGGCCTCGTCCAGACAATCGGTGAGCGCCGCGTTTGAGATTGATGATGGAGAAATCTTGTGGTCCTCCAGCTCCTTGTATATGCGACTCATGCCCATGATTGGGAGGGTTTTACCTGCCCCGGGTGGGCCTACGAGGCCCACAAAGAGGTTTGGGTAGAGGGGCATTCCCATTGTACGGACCCACACCTTTTGCTCAAGGGCGGCTGCGATCGCTGAGATCGCTGTCCATTTCCTCAACAAGGGGGGCGATTGATAGTTCTCGGTGTATTCCAGGAATGCTTTTATCCAAGATGGGAGTACGCGAACGGGTGCGAGAATCATTTGGACCAGTCCACTTTATCAGGCCGTCGGGGTTGTTGGGAGACGCATAGGCCCAGTTCCAACCAACCTGTGCTTCAGCCGGGATGACAAAGCGGCGACCACGAGCAAGTTCGACTTCCTGTTCGATCATTGATTTGAGCCACGGGACGATGGATGCCTCTTGGGTTTCGGGGTATTGGACGAGGATTGAGTCGTGGACCTGGAGTAGGCATTGTACGCGATTCCCCTGCCATACGCGGAGTAGGCCCCGGTTGATGGTGTCAGCGGTTATTGATTGGGGCTCGAATGCAATCATCTTCTTGAATACCTGCGAGTCGTTGCGGCGGCCGAAGAACCAGCGGCGCCGACCCAAGAGGGTCGTCAACCGGCCCTCACTCTGAAGGGTCCGTCGGCGGGACTCCCACCACATAGGGATGGCTGGGAACTTAGCAAGGTATGCTGGTTGAAATTGCTTGACGAGGCCGAGTGGGATTTTGACCTGTTTAGATATTTCGGGCGGCTGCCCGTAGAAGTTAGTTGCGTGACCGAGACGTTTTGCTGCATCCCTGTAGCTGAACGATCGGTAGAAGTTCGCGCGGGGATTCTCGCGGGGCCAAACCATCTCGGCAACAACTGTATGCAGATCCCCCGACTCGCACGCGTCTAAGTACGTCGGGTCTCCGAAGAGGTTCCAGCAGATTGCGCCGACTCCTCGGGAGTCGGATTGTTCAAGATCGATATTGCAGAATTTATAGCCTGGATCAGCAATGAATACTCTTCGGAGTCGCGGCTCAATATTCTGGAGGTTTGTTCCAGTTCCGAAATCACTAAACGATGAAGCAAGGCGTCCAGTTGTTGTGCCTCCAATGTTGTACGATGTTCGGATTCTATTGTCTCGATCAAGAGCTGTTTTAAGAAAACTAATTTTCTTTCCCAGATCTCGCATAGCGAGTATATGGTGGACAAGTGGTTGGGCATAGAGATACTCCTGTAGGCGTTCGAGGGCGTCACGATTGACGGTGGGCGCGAATATGCCCTGGGCATTTCGCTTCTTAACCGGCGGCAATCCCAGGCGGTTATAGAAGAGGTCGAGGAGGGCCTTGGGCGACCGCCAGTTGAGGTTGACACTGAGGCCTTCAAGGGTGATGAGATTGAAGTGGTGCTCTAGCCGGTCGAGGTCTGCGGAATATTCGAGGACAAGTTTGCGCCGGTATTCCTCGTCGATGAGGACGCCGCGCATATTCATCTCAAGGATGGGAGCCATGAGCGATTTTTCGAACTCGTAGGTGGCGCGGGTCGTGGGGTCGAGCAACCGCTGGAGTTCGTAGTTCACCTCGTGGGTTACACAGCAATCGAGGCCGTTGTAGATCCAAAGCTTCTCGGTCTCGGAGAGAGGCATGTTAAGTTTTTCGAGGAGATCGGTGTGGATTATTTTCATGCTGGTTTATCCGCGGTTGGATCGATGAGTTTCCAGTACCCGATCATGTCCTCGTGGAATGTGTTGCAGGCTGTACACTCGATCCGGCCATCTTGGTAAAGCCAAAAGTTTTCGTTGCCGCAGTTGCAAACGTACACCTTTTCCTCCGGCTTCTCTCGAGACTTAAATGGAATGACCGTAGCCATAGCTACTCATCCTTCTTGATGGTGGTCTTGCCGCGGGTCCGCATAAGTTTCCATGCGGCCTCGTTGGTGTATACGCTGCCGAGGAAATCGAGAGACTTTGGACTTTCGGGTTGGAGCGCATGATGCGCGAGCATTGTGTCCTCTGCGAAGTTACTTATGGGGATGCCATATTTTTGCCACAGAAAATTGGTGTCATAGAGTCCGTTCTGGAATATCTTTGGAAGACGGGAGGCGCAGATTTGCCTCACTGTGTCCCATGCCACCTTCTCCTCGGCGAACGTCCCCCAGTACGAGCCGGACTCGCGGCGGTTATCCACGAAGGGAATAACGTATGCGAGACTGGCCGTGTAGGCGAAGCCTATACAGGTGATTTGGTCTTGGTGGGTTTCAATATCGATGGCGATTGCAGTACAATCGCTATCGGGGGGCCACATCGAATATAGGTCGCTAAGAGTTTCGACTATATGGATTTGGCGGCGAGGGCGGCGCACCTCTGGAAACCGGGCCTCGCCCCGGGCTTTCATGAAGTCGAGGATCGTGACGTGGCGGAGTTCCCACTGCCGGAGGACTGCGGCCGGGTGGTATGTCGCAATCAATTTGCGCCCTGGCGCAACGTGTGTTGCGGAGGCGACGGTGCCCCGCAACTTAGTGATGCCGGGGTTGTGGAGCAGTGCCCAGGTTGCGGTGCCACCCAAACAAATAATGAGTCCAATTTCGTCCGACCTCAGGTCGGACGAAAGCCGAATGAGTTCGGAAAGGTACTGTTCAGCAAGATACTTGCCCGCGCGTAGGGCTGGCAAACCGCTCGGTGCAAGCGTCTTGGGAACACACAATGACTCGATGTCGTTCCGGGGTGGTCGTAAGTTGAATACGTTGGTTGGGAAGAACTCGGGATGCCGCGCCCAGACTCGGAGCATCGGCGCGACTACTATAGCATCGGGGCTTCGCGCCCCGGGCTTGCCGGTCATCTGCCACTGGTTATGGAAGAACCAGAAATCGCGGAGGTCGCTGGTGTCCTGGCCTGTGCGTTCGCACAGGCCAGCCTCGCACAACATCTCGAAGAGAGCTACCCCGGACACACCGAGGAATGGGCGGGAACCGCACTCCTCCCACTCACCCCATGCCTCCCCGACTAACGCAATACGCTGCGTCATGCGTCCTTCTCTAGTTCGGCGTTTGCCATGCGGACGTAATGCTCGTCTATCTCGAGGCCAAGGATGCGGGCCGCGCCAAGCTTCTTCGCGGCCCGCAAGGCCGCCCCCGATCCGCAGGTCGGATCGAACAGCGCGGTGTGCTCATCAACGAGCATCTCGAAGAAGTACTGGAGCATCTCCGCGGGTTTCTCGTGCGGATGGATCTTGCCGGTGGATGGCCACGCGATGGCGTTTGATTTTGGTCTCAAAATCATGCGATCCCCGCGCCGGCCGAAGAAGGCGGTCTCGTAGATACGGCGGGGGCCTCGCGCCGCATCGGGAATGATGCCTGTGTTGTCGGACTTGAGCCAGATGAAGGGGAACTGATCGATGACGAACCCGGCGTTGGTAAGAGTGTTGTATGTGTATTCGTAGTTTTGAATGGAGAACCAGAACAGGATGTGGCAAGATTCCTCTGCGAACTTGTCGAGGTGTGTTGTCAGGTTTCCCAGAAGAGAGTTATAGATCTCGATGGTGTCTTTGTATCGACCGTAGTCGAGGCCGGCCTGAGCCCCCATACGATCAAAGCCGATCCCGTAGGGGAAGTCACAGTGAATGAGGTTGAACCGAGGGCCGTCGTATGTTGAGGCCCAGTCTTCGAACCGGGCGTGAAGGACTGGCTGGTTCGGGGGCAAAACCCCCGAACCATATTCAAGACTTTCTTCTTCATATGCAGCTCTTCGTTGCTCCTGTGCTTTTACAATGCGGCGGGCGCTGGAAAGATTGGGTTGTTGTGCAACTATTGGATTTATGCTCATTGCTTTTGCGACACGCATTAGTTCCGATACATAGCCACGATCAAGGCCAAGTTCCTCGGCGGTGTCGTCATGTGTCCATGTTGGATCATCAGCTAATTCAAGCTCATGTATAGTTTTTATAGCGTCTATTCTATCTTGCCACTCTAAATCTTCCCTTTGTAGATTTTCTTCAAGCTCCAGTTTTTTAAGCTCTTTGACGGGAGCCTCGTCCAAGAACTGGAATGGGATGGTATCCCATCCCAAAGATTTCATGGCAGCTATACGGCGCTCACCAGCGACCAGAACATACTCTCGTGTTATAACCGGGGGCTGTATAAGCCCCCGTTTACTGATAGACTTAGCAAGTCTTGGTATGTTGTTAAGGACGCGACGTTGGCGCTCCTCGCGATTTATTATTATCTGCTCGGCAGGGCAGGTTTTGAACTCACCACTGATCATTGGCCGTTCCACTTCGGACGAACTTGATCTATATGAGTGCGAGCCTCTTCCATAAAATAATCTGCGCCCATAAAGCCGGAGGCAAGACGCTCGAGAATAATTTTCATGTCCTCCATATCGGAGGTTTCTCGGTGTCCGATCGGCTGCCGTTCGATGATAATTATTGCATATGCTAACGCATTGCAGATAACATACCGATCTCGGCCACGCCCGCGACCAGTAATTCCTTCGTGTAGTTGTGTAGATGTCATCATTTACTCCTGTGATAAAGTGCCCCGATCGGGGAGTGTTGGGCGCTCGGGGCCACACGCCTTCAGGTGGAGAGGGGGCTCCCCACCCGAACCGCTAGAAGTTAGACAGCGGCGGTCCCGCCCACCTCAGCCTGGATGCGGGTGCCGTCCTGGGAGGGGCGGTGCCGGATTGTGCAGATGAACTGGCGGCCCGGCGACTCCTCGATGGCCTGACGTACCGGCAAGTTACCGAGGCCGAGGTGGGTGAGGAACTCGGTGAGCCGGTGGGGCTGCGGATCGTAGAACGTGAGGTAGACGCTCTGCCCAAGGATCGAATTGCCAGAGGTCTCCGCCCACTCGGCGATCTTCTCCTTGTCCACGTCGTCCATGACCTGGAGGAACTTCGCCTTGAACTGGACCTGCTTCGTCTTCTGCACCGAGGAGTTGCCCCACACTGGGACGCCCTCAGTGATCGCGAGGTAATTGCCGGCGGGATAGGGCGGGGGCGCCTTGACTTCAGAGACGTTCTTGTCGAGAATGTCTGCGAATGATGCCATGTTACTTGGCTCCGTTGATGATTGAGAAGAAGTGAGCCAGCCCGGATTGTTCCAGACCTTTTGCGGACACGCTAAGGTCTGGAACAGGGATGACTTTGGGCATTGCAAAAGGTTTTGGATTTTGCAAGTCGATCATTGGTGTTGAGACGGTTCGTAGGATGCGGGTTGGGGTACCTCCTAGAGTTTCGGTTTCGAGTTGGGCAACACAAGAGAATGAGGTGGGAACTTCCGGGGCGATTGCTGAGCCGATTGTGACGGGGTACGATTTGGTCTTGCCGTCCTCCCGGTCAAAGTACTTAATGTGCGACAGGACGATAACGTTGGTGTTGAACCACTCCCCAGTCAGCAGTTGGATAACATTCATGACGGCCCGCTGCGCCGTGTAGATGAGGTTCCGTGGGTCGGGTCCACCCTTCACGTTGATCCCCTCGATATACGAGGTGGCCCCGGCCATCAGCTTTGCCCAACTGAATGCGGCCTGAGTCATCGTCGTTAGGGAATCCACAACCAAGACGTGCTCGTTGCCCCAATCTTGGGGCAACGAGCCGTCAGCCCACTTGTCCAGGGCGTCCAATCCCTTACTGAAAGCGCGAGGCGGGCCATCGAGCATTGGCCCATTTGGTGATGCCTTGAGCTTATCGCGAAGTGACAAATGGTCGAAGCTTTTGTCGGGGAGGTAGTGCTCGGCGAAGGCGCGGAGGGAATCCAGCTTGTTATCGTAATCGAGGATGTGCAGTTTGTAGCCCGCCGCGATCAGCGAGAGGAGGGCCGTGGTTTTGCCGGTGGAGCTGTCGCCCTCAAGGAGGAGTTTAACTGGCATTGTAGTTATCCTGTGTTACCGTGTCTAGGTCCTTTCGGCCAAAGGGTTCCACGGCCGGCGCTCGAAATTGGACTCGAGGAACTTGTCTCGCACCCGCGGATCTTTAGAGCAAACTCCACGCAGTGGACAACCAACAGATCCACGGAAGGGGTCGTCAGATCTAAACTTCCCGCAGGATGTGTCATTCTGCGGCCAGCCCGCGGCTTCGGCCGCATCTCGGTAGGGTCCAATGTAATATCGGGTGTCAGCGAGCCATTCGTCAAGTTGCTCCTTGGTGCGGTAGGTAAAGCCGCGCTCGTGCTTGGTGAAGCCGATTGCGATCTGGGCTGCGTCGATCATTACTCCTGCAACCGGTGCGTGGTAGACGACTGCGCCCACGGTACTGTAGAGAGACATCTGGTTGTCCATCGAGAACCCGTCGAAGTAGTATCCGCTGATCGTGTGGCCAGTCGTTTTCTGGTCCTGGATGTAGGTCTGGCCGTTGAAGTTCACGATCCGGTCGAGGTGAACGATAACGATATTGTCGTTATCGAGTTGGTATCGGGTTGCAATCTCGACTGCCGGCGTTCCATCTGAGAGAATGACCGTCTCGCATACGTCATTCTCGAACTTGTCGAGGTACCACACGATGGAGCGGATCAGGTTCTCGCGAGACTTAACGTGATCTTCGAAGTCCCACGGCCACGACTTCATAAGGGTCTCAAGCACCACGTTGTACATAGCCTTTCTGTGTGACGATCCTTTTGATCGCCACACATGGTAGTGTTCGAGTGCCCGGGCATAGAGGAGTCCAAAGCGGATATGGACGCTATCCGCTTTGGGCCGCCATCCATCGAGCATGAAGTATTTGTATTTACGCGGGCAGTCTTTAAGCCAATTCAAACTTACGCTATCCCACGCGAATTGCTTGCCGGTGTCGCCAAATGGCGACACCGGGTTAGAGGTCGAGGTCAGCGAGGGTGATTGTATTTTTGGTGTGCTTGACTGCTCCAGCATCTTTTACTCCTGCGATTGACTGTTGGCGTTTCGCTCTGTAGTAGTCGATGATAAGGTCAACGTCCACTTTGGTGAGAGATAGAGGATCTCGCGCGAAGAGGTCGGATATAGTTGGCTGAGGGGTGGCGGTGTCCATTCTACGAATGCTCCTTTCTTGCCGAAGTTACGTCGGTGGAGGGGAAATTTACAATATGTTTCCTGGTCCAAGATCGCTTGGAGGCGCTGTTGGATCGGTTTGCTCGCCATTGGGATGCCGCCCTTGGATTGCGCGACTGAGCTGGATACCTAGTTCGTGAAGGAGCTGATCAATACCGTGGCCGATCTTGCCCCGGCCTACAAAGTTTACTTCCCGAAGAATGCCAAGGTTGTCGTATGCGAGGGCGACTGTGAGGTGGTGGGCGCCATTGCCGAGGTGGATGGTCATATCTACATTTTCACAGTTGAGACGGCGGTATGGATTCTGCATCTTCATAAATCTCTGATCGGGGGAGGCGTTGTTCTACGCGGCGTTCAACGGCATTTATGTAGTTGCGAACTAGAAGACGGACAACTTTAGACGCCCCAAGCCGCGGCTTGAACTCTCGGAGCCGGTCAAAATCCCCTTTGTATAGGGATAGGGTCACTTTCTGTAGTGGTATCTCCTCGCGTCGCATTTCGGTTCACTATCCATAGTTGTTGAGGATTGGTTGGACTCGGAACAAAGCTGAGATGTCCAAGGTCTTCTATCTCCGGTAAGGTGCGGCGGGCTGCGTACAGTTTTTGGCGCAGGAACTCGACGTCATCGGTCTCAACCACAATGCCAAGGGGTGCTGTAAGCGCCCGGTAGAGCACCTCAATAAGCGGTAAGCTTGCTCCGTTCATCTTCCGCGGCGCCCGCCCTTCTTGAGAATGCCAGTGCCTTTGTCAGCCTTATTGAAGTCGCGGGCGACTGATTGGGGGATGCCGGCGCGCTTCGCAAACTTTGGATCGTGGGCA